GTTGGCCACGCGACTAGACCGGTGTCACGCCGAACGTGCCGACCTGCGTCGTCGGGTCGTAGACCTTGATGAGGGCGGCCAAGACCTTGGCACCGTTGAGCGTGCCCACGGGCAGGTAGGTACCGCGGACATCGCCAGTCGTCGTCGTCGCCGGACTCGTGATGTCGGCAACCACCAAGTTGGTGGCCGCCACCGCGGCATCCGCAGCGCCGTCGAATACGGGGGCGAAGAAGCCGCCGCTGTTGGCGACCACGAAGGGCAGTCCCAGCGCGTTACCCGTGCCCACCGTGGCCGCCGTGACGTTCGCACTCACGTTGATCGCCGTAATCGTGGCGAATGCTTTCTTGCCGGTGAAGCTCGTGCCCGATGCCGAGGCCTCAGTCTGCGCCTGTCCGTAGTAGTCGGTGCCCGTGATGGTGAGCACCGCGGTACCCGTCCACGCGGCAATGATGTTGCGCGGCACGTCCATCGTGGCCACGCCCGCCGTCGCCAGGGCGCCGTTGACGAGGCCTGGCGTACCCGAGGTGATCGACTGGCTGGCGGCCACACTGTTGGAGACACCAACGACTGGCGGCTGACCGGCGACCGTGATCGCGGAGGTCACCGTGTTGACCAAACCGGTAAGCGCGCCGTAACTGCCGCCCGTCGTCGGCGCACTCGCCGGATAGAAGGTGACCGCCGTATTGCCGTTCAAGAACTTGCCGGTCAGCACTTCGCCGTCGCTGAACGTGATCAGGAATAATCCCGTCGTGCCAGCCCAGGCTGCGCTTAGTGTTGCCGACGTCGCGCCTGCCGTAACGCCTGCCGTGAACGTGGTCGCCAAGTTGCGCGCGGGCTTCCACCGATACATGAGATTCACTTCATGACCGGGCTTGCCGCCCTGATAGAGACCGAAGGTAGACCGACCGTTGAAGGTCTGGTCAGCGCGTGAGATTAATTGTCTGGACATCGAAAGCTCCTAGTGGGCAGCGCGGGTGCGCATTCAAAGTCAGGTAAAAATCGGCGCCTCGTTATGGTCAGTTGAGGTCACAAAACAGGGAAAATTCGATACTTTGTGCGCGTGCGTAGTTACAACATGGCTAACCGTCGGCTTAAGCAAGGCACGCGTAAATGTACCTATGAGGACTGCCACGCCGTCCATTACGGCAAGGGTTTTTGCCGCCTGCACTATAAACGCTCCGTAGCCGGAATCGCTGTTACGCCCTGCATCCAATGCGGCGGACCTACTACCATCGCTGGTAAACAAAGATTTTGCGGCCGCTCGTGTCGACTGAAATGGCATCGCCAATTCGGCTGCTACACACCCGAACGAATGCTTGCGTCTTACGGATCCTGCTGCATTGAGAACTGCGTCAGGCCAGTTCACTCGAACGGTTATTGCCAAGTTCACGCGAACAACTTTTTTCGCAACGGCGACCCTCTGGTCGTTCGTCGCCGACCGCAGGCGGACAACTGCGTTAAATGCGGCGCGTCTGCTGAGGGTTCGTCGAAAGACTTGTGCGAGAACTGCTATACCATGGATTACTACTACAGGAATCATCCAAAGGAAAAGGCGCGCCGCAGTGCGCGCCGATCCTACTTCAGACAAGCTACCCCGGCGTGGGCCGATCTCAAGGCGATTGCTCAGTTCTACCAGGGCTGCCCTGCCGGTAGCGAGGTCGATCACGTGGTCCCCATCAAAGGCAGGAAAGTCTGCGGACTGCATGTGATCGACAATCTGCAATACCTGTCCACGGGTGCGAACAGGAGCAAACTCAACCGCTTTGAAATTGCCTGAAAACATAGGGGTTTAAGCTAGTTTCCAGAGGCCGCAGCACCACGAGGGTTTGTCCATCCTTGGCTATACCTCTCGCTCAAGCGATACCTAAGGTTCCCCGTCTCAAAGTCGCCCTCCAGTCCCTTCTTCAACGCCCTGCGCTTGAACGCGCGCAAGCCATCGGGGACATCGGTGATGAGATGCCACTGCGTCGGACTGCTGAGATAGCGGTTAACGCTGAAGCCATCCCGGATGGTGCCCAGCTTGAAGAGCGCGTTGATGTTGTTGTCACCCGTATCCGGCTGATACGGCGTCATCAAGAGGCGTGCCGCTACGAACTGCAGTTCGGTCGGAATGACCAATTTCTTGATCATGGCGCGCACGGGAATGCTGCGCTCGTCCGTCCACTCGGCAATCTGAATGCTGATCTGCTCGAGCGCGGCTTCACTCAACTGCGCACTCGTCGCCAGCATGTTGGATAGCACTCCTCCGCCGCCTAATGGGTGCACGGTCGAGAAGAGCGGCACGCCGTCGCCACCCGGATTGGTGGACGCAAAGCCGTAGTTCAGGATATTCGTCCGGTTGAGCTCCTTCGAGTACTTCATCGAGCGACCCATCGAGCGCGCGATCTGCGAGCCCATGGTCAGGTAGAGGTTGTCCTCGACCGCCTCTTCCGTGATGGCAACCGCCTTCACGATCGTGGCGTGCTGGTAGCGCGACACGTAGGTCTCGAACATGTCGTCGTACTCGACAGCCGCGCCTTCGCTCTTCGTCTGGCCGGGCCCCGTGCCCGCCATCATGACGTCTTCCTCGTATGCCTTCTCGGACGGGCTTTCCGTGAAGATATCCGGCCAGAGATCCGGATACTCGGTGTACGACAACCCCACGACGGCGTTCAGGCCCAGTTGGAGCTGCTTGCGTTCGTCTGCTCGTAAAATGGTCATTGCTCAATGCTCCTAGAGGTGCTGTCAGGCCTAGTACGGCGTGACGATGCCGTTCTTGTAGTGCAGGAAGATGGTCACCAACGCATGGGCGTACTGCCCGTAGTTGTTGTTGGTGGATAGTCTCAGCGACTGCACTTGGAGCTGCTGGGTGGTGCTCGAGTTGGAAAGCGTGGACTGATCGACCTGGTCGGCACTCTGTCCGGTCTGCGCGCTGCCCGTGCCGATGAGGACATTGGCGGTCTTGCCGATGTCGGCCGACGTGAGCCCGGCGGTGCCCGACACCTGCGCGTCGAACAATAAATCAGGATCGTCGAATACCGTGGCCTCGGGGACACTGCCCGTCTGCACGGTCTGCCCGCTCAACCAGCGCGGCCTGAACTGCGTGTCGCCGTTCGCGTCCACGTAGTTGACGCCGTGGAAGGTACCGATCGACGGATTCGCGCCGGCGGCAACCACATCGATGTTGGTGCCCGTGCCCGTGGGCTTGACCAGGCTGCCCCGGTAGATGTTCGACGCCAGGGCGCCGGCGATCGCGTAGGTCGCCGAACTGTTCACGCGTACCGGCGTGCCGCCCGCCGCGTGCTTGACTGCGGTGAAGCCCGACGGACTATTGATGTTTGCAGGAGTTGCCATAGAGTGGTCCTCAAGGGGGAAATGGGATCAGGTGTCGGAGTCCTGTTTCGGTGCACGGCGGGCGCGCATCGTCACGTTTTCCTCGCTGATTTCATTACGATCCTCGACCAGCGGCATCTTCGAGTTCGCCTCGGCGAGTCCGGGTCTGCGCTTGCGCACTTCGCGCGTCGCCGCATCCCGTCGCCGGTTGTAATAAGCATCGCGCTGCGCCTTCATGGCGTCGGGCATCTTCATCAACACAGTGGTCTCGTCGCCAATGACTTCGCCATGCTTGGCCAAGCGTCCCGTGAAGGACTCCGTCGGTACGTCTTCTTCGTCGAGCTCGCCCGGCTTTACGAACTCCCAGCCCTCGCGGATGCTGGCGAGCAGACCGACGTCATCGCCGTGCCGCCTGCGATGGCGGGCTATCCAGCAGAGCGTGTAGCCGGGCGGATCGGGGAAGCTCGGCAACGCGTAGGCGCGCTGCCAGTTCTTCTTGGGTCCCCTGTCGACAATGTGGACAGCGGAGGCCGGCGCACCGTGACCGCGGTCGACGTCGTGCAGGCCGTCATTGCCCTTCGCGCGCCCCTGCGCACGCTGACGGGCGATCGACGCCTTCTTGCCCTGCTTCTCGACGCGCTGCTCCTGCAGTTCGGCGGCACCGATGGATATTGCGGACTCGCGGGGAGCGCCGACTTCAATGGTGCTCACTGTG